AATTCCAGACTGATCTCCTATTTGAACTTGAACCCCATCTCTAAGATCTACAGTTTTCTTTGTTTCATTAGTTTGAGTCTTCAATGCGTTATCAATGAATGTAGAAATCTCTCCAAGTTGTTGACTGGCTTTTTTAGTATCACCTTTTGCAACAAACGATGAAAGCCTGGATAGGCTTGAGTTTGGGAGATCAACAACGCGCTCATCGGCAAGAGATAGCGTGTCTTGAATACGCATTGCAAGTTCCTCGGAGGTATATTCTTGAGTTTGCCCTTCTTTTTCTGGTGCGGCTACCTGTGGCTTTGGTGCTTTGTAATAATAATCGTCTAACGATTTGAGCGTAGATCCAATCACCGCCATGTCGCCAGATTGCAATGCTCCAGCAACATCATTCGCCAACAAGTCCGCATCTTTTCCAAGGCCTCTATTACGAAGCATTTGAATTTTCCTAGAAGCATCTTTAAATTTGCTTCTGGTTACGGGGCCAGCATTTTGTGGCAACAGGCTAGTAAAATCCATAATTCTGTTTATTGTGTTAAACTTGTCCAGTCGCTACCAGTTCCACCCCCACCACCACCTGCTTGCGATGCGGAAAACTTCTGCTTCCGCATATCCATAATGGCATTTTGGTTGATTAGGTTTTGGACATCAAAACCGACCTTCATTGTTCCAAACAAAGACTCAGCAGCAGAAATGCGTTGAGAAAGTGGTATCTCTTGGTCGTCAAGGACTGCCTTCAACTGACCGATGCCTGGAACTAAGTCTGGGGCTTTAGCCTCAAGCAATCCAGCAATACGGCTTGCTGTATCAACAGACTTAGCCTTTTCCTTTTGTTGCTTAAAATAGTCACCAACTTGAACTACACCTTGTCCAATCGCTTGTCCAAGATTAGCCATTCCCTGTGCTTGAATCTCCGCAGCCCTTGTAAAGCCAGAGTAATCCTGCACAAACATCCGTGGGTCTACACCCGCTCCTAGCATCTGTCCTTGTCCGTATGGCATATTATTTAACGAGTGCGTAATTTACTGCTTTGAATCCACCGATTTCTTTGACTGCTTTAGGATTCTTCTTCTCAACATCTTGAGCCATAACGCCCATTTGAGTCTTATTGTCACCCTTGTATTTGTAAGTGTAGATTGGAAGCCCAGCGTCAGTTTTCCCAACTTTTTCAATGTCTGTTTTAAGCCTTTTATCAGACATCATAAATGGAATTGCAGCGGCAGCAGCGGAACCAACTCCTTGGGCAAGTCCTCCAAGACCACTAAACAATCCAGAAGAATAGGATGCGCGAGCTTGTGCGTTAGCTGCGTTAGCATTAACGATATTCTGCCTTTGAGCCGCACCAAGGTTAAGCGCAGATCCAACATCAAAGAGTTGAGGCTTACCAGCACCAATTGCATCAAGTCCAAGGCCCATCATCTGTTGTCCAGTTTGATAGGATAACGGCTGGCTGCCAAGAAGCTGAAGTCCCGGAGCGGTATAGAACTGCCCAGCAAGGTTAAACGCTTGTTGACCAGATTGTGCAGCTTCTGCGCGCTTCCGTGCCATAACATCCTCACGCCCCATAATCTCGGAGGCAATAGCAGCATTCCCACCAACACGACCAGCGGCTTGTGCGCCTTCTCTGGCGGTTTGCTGGTACATGCGCCGTTGCTCTGGAGTAACTCCTTGTGCAGCGGCGTATGCTCGCCTAGACTCTTGTTGCGCCTGTTGTACGGCACTGGCCTGTTCGGGTGACAGCCCCGCCATCAATCCACGGGTAAGCCCAGCCTGTCCCGTCATCTGACCAAGTTCAGCTTCACGCGCTGCTCCAAGTTGTTGAGCCGTTTGTTGCGTAAACTGCGGTGAAAGCCCAAGCATTCCAAGTCCAAACTGTGAAACATCACCGATATTTAGTTTCTGAAACTCTGGGCGGTATTGCTGCTCAAATGACAAAATACCCGGCATTGACTGCTGGTATGCAGATAGCATTTTACTCAAGTCCTGAGCATAATTAGCTTCTGGAGCTTGGACTGATTTAGGTTTACTTCCCATTTGATTAGCTTTCTTTTAACTTTGAATAAAACTTGTAGATGTCGTGAACTCTTACACGATCACTTCCTTTGAAACTTCGCTGGAATGCAATGAAGTCATAGTCTTGAATGTATTTACGCAACGCTCCTCGCATATCTCCTGTGGTAAATGTAACAAACAAGGTGTCTCCATCATCAACATGGACTGCTTGAGTTGGGTTTTCACGGAACGCACTAAAGCCAATAGCAAAACAATCCATATCGCAAACAACAACGCCATAACACAAGTGCCATGTGAGAAGTTGTTGGAAGTCGATACCCTCTTGTTCATAAATTGCTATTGCTTTAGCTAGGTGCTGGTTCACTTTTACTCGTACATTATATTAATAGACCCAGCGTCGAATGTATCTGTGCCGTTAACCGTTGTTATACGAATGCGATCTAGTTGAGCAGATAAGGTTTTAGAACCAGCTGAATTTGCCACAGTGGCTCCATAGGTAGAATCAGAATAAGCAAGAATCCCATTACCAACAAATGTTGTACCTGTAACCAAATTCAAAATAATAGAACCTTTGAAAATAGCTGAAGAGCTATGTACTCGATCTAAAACAAAACCAGTTGTAATTTCTGATGTATTTCCATTATAATCAGCGGCTACTGATGTATAACCAGTATTCTCTACGCCCCCAGAATCACCAATTTGAATCAATAGACCGCTTGAACCGCTTGTCGAAACGGCAGAAAACATGATTGTAATTCTTTTAACCCAGCTAGGGATTGATGTAAAATCAATACTTGTGCCGCTTGTGCTGTTTTGAGCTGTAGATAGAGTCAACGGCTGAGACAACTTTGCTGGGGTTACATTTGCGTCAAGAATCTTAACTGTCGTAACAGCGTCAGAAGCTAGTTTATCAACTGTTACATTTGCATCTGCTATTTTTGCTGTCGTTACAGCAGAATCCGCAAGTTTTGCCGTGGTAACATTTAGATCTGTAATTTTTGCTGTAGTAACGGCATTTGATCCTAATTCATTAGATGTAATTCCTCCGGCGGCAACGGCGAGTTTTCCCGGCGATACGATCTGCAAGCTAGAACCAGAGATGGCATCGCTGGTAAATGTTGTATCGTCAATGATATTGTTGAGCTTGGAACTTGTAATTGTGTCGGTTCCAGTAAAGGTGTAGGTGGTATTTACAACGCCCATGAGATTATTTCTGTGATAGGATTTGTCTATTAGTTATGGAACCAGAGACTTGAATAGAGTGGATCTTAGGGGAACCAATAGTTCTTGTCAATGTCATGGTTCCTGTGTATCCGCGCACTCCTCCGAGTCTACAGCGGATGCTTGCGGTTTCAGATTCACCTGCGCCATTAGCAACCAGCGTAGTTCCACCAAGAAATGTAGTAGTGCTTCCGATATTTACGGACGAATCTGGATCTTCAGCAGTAAAGCTAATGTTATACTCGGCCTGCTCGTTGGCTAGTGCCTGCATTTGGACTTGGGCATCTGTAAATCGCTTGCGCTCAAGTGTTCCAAAATCATATCCTCGGCTTACAAGGTAAGAATTTACCGCAGCAGACTGACTATTACTGGTATTATCAACTCCTAGATAGTCAGTATTAGACTCGCTTGACTCCATTTTGTGCAATCCACCATTGGCAGCGATGGCATAAAGCTCATTGCGGACACCCGCGCTAGCAACTACGAAATCTTCGATCAAAAACCTAGAATCTCCGTAGGTATCTACGGATTCCCAGCCTTTATTGAGAAAATTGAATACCAGAACTGCGTTATTCCCACGCGCATCGTTGCCATTTGGCACGGAATCTAGCGGTACTGCAATGTAGTATCGGTTATCGTGGAGGATTGCCGTAGATTTGTCGGCCAAATTCTTGTTGATTCGGTCGATATACGGCTGAATATTCTTGGAAAGTGGTTCCTCAGTACCGCGAAGGTTGTAATCGTTAAGGAATGTAAGTCCATATATTCCGTTGTCTGACAAGAAAATCATGTCAGCACCGCGCATAACCACGGTCTTGCGAGCCAAGCAGCCAACTTCGCCAGTTAATTCAGTCACTACGGTGTCGGCTAGACTTCCCTGTGTGCCTTTAACTTGGTGGATGCTGTTGCGGTTAAGGACAATTAGAGCATCCTCGTAGAATCCGTGCATGGCCACCACATAGTCCGCTGTGCCACCAGAGACTCGGAACTGATTGGCGATCTGGTCGAAGGTTGTAGTATCTAGAATGTCTGATGCTACTATCTCATCGGTGATCTTTCGGCTAGTATAAGTGTAAGAACCGAATGTTCCACCCGGTTCGTAGTAATACGGAACCCAGATTCGACGCTGGAAGTAGGTACCCCAAGGCGCACCGGGTTGGTGCATGAATCCACCGCCAACCGAGAACCTTCCACCGAACTCAAATACATCGGATGATGAGGTGTTGTAATCACCAATAGGCGCGTACCATTGGATTAGCGTGCTGGTGGCGTTGACTACCTGATAGGACTGCCCAAGCATGGCTTGAAAGTCGGTAGTAGCTGTTGTGTAGACCGTAATTGTATCACCAGTAAATATCGTTAAATTGCCAGTAACTGTGGCAGAAACTAACCCACTTACCACATCGACATCTTTGGCTGTAATGTTAAACACCTGTGGCTGGGTATATGGGCCTCCGGGTGACAAGGTAAACCCGTCCGTCATGGTAGCATCAGTAACGCCAAATGTTACAGTCTGGCTTGTAGGCCCAACATAGGTGAAGCTATCCTTGTCAATGACAGATGCCACCGTGAATGTGCCATTAGGTGGTGTACCTCCAGTCAGTCCCGCAATTACCACGGATGTTCCAGCGGTCAACCCGTGGTCACGAACATTCATGGTTACGGTCGTAGTTCCTGCTTGTGAGGCAGATGTAATGGCTCGCCCATGTGGATACCATTCCAACGCCTGCTCCCCATCACGGAAAAGCATGACCTTGTCAAAGCATTGGATCATGTCGCAGTTCTCACCAACCGTAGCACCCACAGGGTAGGGCAAGGTCGTTGCCGTCATCGGAGTAGCGGAAATGTCGATCTTTTTCGCCAGGGTCTCTAGGGCGACAATGATGTACTCCTTGTTGGAGTCGTTAGGGTCGGAGAACACGCAGGATGCCAGAACCTCACTGGCGGCGGCATCGTTCACATTGATCTGGGTAATCCTTGGTGAACTTGTCCCAGTAATGCCAGTAACACCAGTAACAGGAAATGTCAGCTCGTCAACTGTGGTAGCAGTAACTGCTTTAATTCCATTGTTGTCCGTACCCGTAAAGGTAATACCAGAAATCGTAAGATTGCCCGGCTGACCAATGGTCAATCCATGCCCAACCACCGTAATTGTCACCACATTTGATGCATAGGACACAGCAGTGATCGCCAGATAGTATGGGCTAGGTAAGATGTGAAACGGCAACTGAAGCGGGTTGCCTCCAGTAGTCAACGCAGGACTAACCAACTGGACATTCTTCCGAGGCTTCCAGAACCCCTCCATGCGCCCATTGATGCTCTCACGAACCTCTCCGGGCTGAAGCTGGTTAAGCTGTAATCTCTGGTTGACGGCAACAAACTGACGATCACCGCCAGGGGTAATCGTATCGTCTAGCCCACCAGTAGACCTAAATTGGGACATTATGCCCGATATGCAATAACCGCCCCAGAACTAAGCGTAAAACTAGTGATGTTGCCACCAATACCAACCCCAGCAGGAATCGTAATGGTAATCAACTTCGTACTAGCATTCGTCAAATTAGGAGCAACAAATGCACTGAAGACGGTGTCGTTTACAGTCTGAACCCAACGAAATGGGCCTGTAGCCGCATCCGTGCCAGAATACACTTGGCCTCCTCCTTGGCCTTGCAGGTCATAGCTATCGCCTCTTGGCATAATTGTAATAAGGTATCTAAGCCCGAGTCCATCCCGCGCTCAAGCAACCAATTACCACAACCTTACCAATTCTGTCAACAATAAACACAATATTACCTATCTGGCACTTTTAGGTAAAATACACTAGACCAGTCTAGCAACATTACCACTCGGGAATAGTCCCCCTTTGCACATTTTTTCTGGGGCGGGTTGAAGGATAGGAATATTTACAAACTCAAACTTGTTGACCCCCGCCCCCGCCCTTTGTTGAGTGGATTGGTAATGATTTGCCAGGCGTTCAAGCGCACAGTGTTCGGTTGAGTAGCGCCGGTTTCATTAGTGGCGCTCTAAGGATTTAGCTACTATCTGTAGTAACCTGGTAAGGATTAGGGGCTGGGCACACTATATATTGTTAACATTACTTAATGCAACTTAATTGCAATTAAACATTTCTCCTTGACAGTTTTTGGCTCATGACTATAATACGCTACAAGCGTAATCCCCTTACGTAAGCCATCACGTCCTAACGGGATGTGCGCACGACACTAAAGCCTCGCAATAAGCTCAAGCGTTATTAAGTTTCCTTAATGAGTGAAATGGATTTTAGATAGCTTTTGGCTCTTTCCTCTTTTCTCAATCATCCATCACCTAACGCCTAAAGGGAATAGCTAGACGCTCCGAAGCTTTGTTCCTTGGCGGCTGATTTGTTCTCTAGGTCTCCGAATGTTCTCGTGGCCATGAATTTTCTTTTCCGCTCTGGGTTGAGGGAAATGCTTGAATTTAAGGGGTTTCGTAGGCTGTCAATAACAATCGCATAATTTATTTTTAATTTGTTGGCATTTTTTGCTGGCAATCTTCTCCCGATGTTCTAGATTGCTCTCGTTGCCCACAACAAGGCACGCCAACAATAAACCAAACACAATGATGAAACAAGCATTCCCACTACCACACCGCGCAGAAATAGATTCTGCATTCGTTGCAGTTTATCGCTCCGACATTCCACACCGTGAGAAGCAAATTCTCCTTGTGATGATTGAGAGGGCAAAGCGTGAAGCAGACCGCAAACTTGCCAAATCCGCAAAGTCTACCAAATCCTAAACACAACGATGAACCAATACAAAGCAATCACGCGCGTGCCTCACATAACCGAGCCATTCATTGACTGGTACGAGGCAGAAACTGAAGAACAAGCCCGCGCGATGTGGGAATCTGACAATGAGCTTTACGGCTTGCCAGCAGACGCAAGCGTCACACTTGAGAAACAATAACCAAACCAAACCAAACCAAACCGATGAAAGAAACCTTCCTTTCCCTTGCTTTGCTTGTCTGCCTCGCCTTGGCGATCGCCGTTTCAAGCGGTTGTTTCGGCGGGCCTAGTGACATTGACGCTTTCCGCATGAGCGCCGAGCCGTTCAAATTTCAACCTTAAAAATCATGAAGATCATTGAATCTACGCCAGAAGAAGACTTCGCGGAAATGCGCCGCTTGTGGATAGCGCAAAGCAAAAGAAAAGATGCGCCATACACTTTAAATTCCCGCCTTAAAGCGAGCGGTGGGGAGTACCCTAAAAAGAAAAGAAAAACCCGCTTGCATTGCTAGCAAGTGTCAATATCTTCAACCCCGACGCGGCCAGCGGAGCATGGCAAACATTAAACAACAACAACGAAAGAACAACAACGATGAAAACGAAAAACGACATTCAAAACGCAATCAAAGCCACAAACCCACGCAGTGCATGGGGAAAAGCAGTCAAAACCTACGCGCTCGAGCTTCTGGATAGCTTGGAAGGCGAATATAGGGCGGTCGCATTGCTTAATGGCGCGGAAAATTGGAAAGCCTACAGCTTCGGCGGGTGCTCGCTTATTTACGACGCGGAGATAGCCGAGCGCGTTTGTTCACCGTCTGAGCTTAAACGCAAGCGCGGGGGAGAGATTGCGCCCAATGCTAATGAGTCATGGCTCGATTGCCAAGCGCGCGCCTTATCACAAGCAGCCCGCCTTATCGCCCGCAACGCCTAACCCTAACCCGTCGAAACTATGAAAACGGACACAAAGAAAAATGCCTGCCCATGTTGCGGGCGCGTGGGTCATTTAAGCTTGATAAAATCAAGTGATGGGCGCGAATGGGTCAACCTGGCCTGTCTACCGTGCAGCATGGCAATGGATACCGAAAACAAGTGGACGCTCTACGCGGGCGGGTTGAGAGGAGGGCAAGCCATGATCCCCCAATG